ACGACCGTGACCATTTTTATATTACACCTAGTGGTGTGCGTAAACAAACACTACAACCTGATCAATTTAAAAAGATTAAAATCAATAAATGGATCAACAGTGGCAACGGCACAGGTGTATTTGGTTATGCATGGGAAGAATTATTCTACACTGACATTAGTGCAAACTTAAAGCCTAGCGGTGAAATTCCCTTGCATTTTGGCCTACAGAAAGAAATGGGTCAACACAAGGACGATGTGCGTGTAGTTGTACACGTTCATCCAACGTATTGTGTTGCCGCTATGCATGCCGGTATTGACTTGAGTACTATTGTTGATAGTTTTCCAGAATTAAGTCGCTATACCAAAGTTGCACCTAATGTAGGTGACGTTCCTCCTATTAGTCAAGAACTTGCTGACCGTTGTCATGAAAATTTACAATTAGATAATAACGGCAACATTGCCTATGATATAGTAGGAATCAAAGGACACGGAGTTGTTGCCATAGACACTAGCCCATGGCGTGCCTATGAGCACATTGAACGTCTAGAGCATATCTGTAAGATTGTTCTAGCCAGCGGTAACTATGGAAAGTGAACGTTTTGCATGGATACCAAAACGTGTAACAAGTGGAAAATGGGTGTGGCTTAAAAAGTATTACGAACATGTAGAACTATATGATAGAAATACTGGAAGAGCACCTATAATGACATTCGATTTTAGATGGACAGAAACAACCAAGGAAAGAACTTGGAGACTTTTAAAAGAACATAATTAATACTATGAGCAAACAACAATACACACTAACAACAAAGACAGACTATCTTAATCGTAAGATGTTCTTAGACCCAGCAGGTCCAGTTACTATTCAACGATTTGAAGAAGTAAAATACAATAAGATTGTAGACTTTGAAAAGACTGCACGTGGTTTCTTTTGGGTGCCAGAAGAAATTAGTCTAAGCAAAGACGCCAATGATTTTAAGGATGCATCAGATGCAGTTAAACATATCTTCACTAGTAACCTGCTTAGGCAAACTGCTCTTGACAGTCTGCAAGGCCGCGGCCCAAGTCAAATCTTTACTCCGGTCGTAAGTCTACCAGAACTTGAAAGTCTAGTCTATAACTGGAGTTTCTTTGAAACAAACATTCATAGTCGCAGTTACAGCCACATCATCCGTAATATCTACAACGTGCCTAAGGAAGTGTTTAACACTATCCACGACACTAAAGAAATTGTAGACATGGCCAGTAGTGTTGGCAACTACTATGATGCATTACATCAAATCAACTGTCAAGTAGAAGTTGGTAGAAAAGTCTCTGAAGAAGAACACGTTAAAGCAATCTATCTAGCATTACACGCAAGTTATGCCTTAGAAGCATTCCGCTTCATGGTAAGTTTTGCTACAAGTCTTGCTATGGTAGAGAACAAGATCTTTATTGGTAACGGTAACATCATTGGACTAATCCTACAAGACGAATTGCTACACAAAGGTTGGACGGCTTTCTTGATCAATCAAGTAGTCAAAGAAGACCAACGTTTTGCTCGTGTTGCAAAAGAATGCGAAGCCGAAGTGATTCAAATTTACAAAGACGTAATTGCAGAAGAAAAAGGCTGGGCTGACTACTTGTTCCAAAAGGGACCTGTTATTGGTCTTAACGCAAACATTCTAAAAGATTTCGTCGACTACACAGCAGTAGGCGCATTGAAGGATATCGGTATTAAGTATTGGAACCCTGCTCCAAAGACAACACCTATTCCTTGGTTCAACAAGCACAGTGACACTTCGAAGAAGCAAACTGCCTTGCAAGAGAACGAATCAACTAATTATGTTATCGGAGTTATGAGTGATGCTATTAACTACGATGAACTACCAGCACTATAAAAGGATATAAAATGAAAGCAATCGTTTGGAGCAAATACAACTGTCCCTTCTGTGACCAGGCTAAGGCCTTGTTAAAGCAAAAGGGCATCGAGTTCGAAGAGCGCAAAATTGGCGATGGATACACAAAGGAAGACTTGTTAGAAGCAGTTCCAACAGCACGTACAGTTCCCCAAATCTTTTTAGACGAAGAACTTGTTGGCGGGTTTACTGAACTTAGAGCAAGACTAACAGAGGTAAAACAATGAACATCGTACTATGGACACGAGACAATGACGCCTACTGCCAAGAGGCAGTACAGCATCTACAAAAAGCCGGTAAGACATTTACAGAAAAGCGTCTTGGCAACGGATATACTGTTGACCAATTGATTGCCGCAGATCCTAACGCTACATCGCAGATGCCTGCACTATTCATTGACGGTCAGTATGTAGGTGGTCTAAGAGAAGTTCACGGCCTAATTAGAAACTCATGAAAATATTAGTCATAGGTGGAACATCGGGATTAGGGGCCGCAATAGTCAAACACTTTAGTGCTGACCATATCAGCACGAGCACAGGTTACCCAATTCCTGAAGCAATCAATGAAGCCGTTGAGCATAGCCTAAACTATGATGTTGTTATTAACTGTTTGCCAGATTCTAATCAAAATAAGTTATTGACAGCCATGTACAATACGCATCATGATCAAAATCTAAAAACTTATTTTATTACCATAGGCAGTATGAGTTGGAGATTTAATCAAACTGGTCACAGTAAACGAGATTTGTTTGATTGGAATGAAAGAAACTTAATTCGTCGTACAACGTTAAAGCATACACTGGTCAATCCTGCGTATCTTTGGAACAGCAAAGACGACGGCCCAGTGGAAAAAATAAGTGAAGAAGAAATGGTAGAAACCATTGACTTTTTAGTAAAACAAGGCTATAATCGTGATAGTGTAATCTCACTATTAGAAATCAAAGGACCATTTAAATGTTAATCGATAAAGGCGTAAGTTCTGGAGAAGTTGTAACTATTAAACTTACTTCAGGAGAAGAACTAGTTGCACGACTAGACACAGAAACAGATACGTTTGTAAAACTTACAAAAACCATGGTGCTTACAGCAGGCCCTAACGGACTTGCTATGGTTCCATACTTGTTTACTGTAGAACAAGATAAGGTAATCTCTTTAAACAAGAGTACCATTACAGTAATTGCACCTACAATGAAGCCAGCGGCTGATCAATACTTGGAATCTACTTCCAGTATTAAAATTGTAAGTTAAGCAGTAGGTGGCTTATCCTTGTCTGGGTTTGCTTTGGCAAACTCAGCATAGGACTTATATGATTCGCCGATATAACTCTTCCACTCGTTGGGCAGAGAACCCATCACAGCAGATTCAACAGACGGTGGCAAATCTCCAAATGTTTTGCTGGCCATAAATGCTTCACGCAAGATACCATATTGATTATTAATTTCTCTAAGTCGACTACTAGACCATTGGTACCTTTTAAACAGTTCATCATAGGTTTCTGCTATTCCTCTATAATAATTTCGTTGTTTAACAATAAGTTTTTCTTCGGCTGTACGTGTTGACTCTTCTGGCTTTTCTTCCGTAATTCTTTTGTATTCGGTCTTGATTTTATTATAGTCGGCAGCATCTCCTACCCATGCAGTTACACTAGAGGCTAGAACTTGCTTTTCTAATTGCGTTCTATCTATGTCCCAAAGAGTTAAAATTTTATAATACTCTCTGACAAACGGATTATAGATTTTTTCATCTAACTCTTTATCAAACACTGCTTTCTTTTTAGTAGTAGTTGCTTTGGTTGTAGTAACAGCCTCGGGATCGACTATTTTAGGATTCTTAACAACTGTTTCAGGATCCTTGGGAGGTGTAGGACCTGCAGGTACTAATGGTGGCTCCGGAGGTCTTGGACTACCAATAGCCGCTAATCCAGGCAAACTTCTACGCTCTCGTTCGGCATTGACTCGGTCCCATACTAGACCATCGTCGCCTTTGTATGTTAAGTCTTCGTCTTTGGTTTTCTTGTAAAGACTAGTGTCGATACTTGGACCTAGTTTACTAGCACCGGCAAAAGTCTTTGATATTGACGTAGGATCAAATGCATCTTTGTTTAGTGTAAAATCTTGTATTGATGCTTTAAATCCTGTTGCTGGTTGGCTTAACTGTGCGGCAAAGGCAAATGCTTTTAACTCGGCCATTCCACCTGTAACTGCCGCAGCCTGCTTTTCTTCTATAGCGCCAAACTTTGACATCATATCAGCGGCAGCATCGTTCATCTTTGTAGTTACTTCTGTCAACTTAGTTAATTTTGCCGCATTGGCAGGATTTGCGGCAAATGTTGCATACGCAGGATTAGGAATTGGCGGTCCAGACGGGTTACTAGGATCAGGAATAGTTTGACTAGGAACACCTATAGCAAACTCACTGATCTTTGCACCAGCAGCCTTGGCAAGGTCTGTAACTTTACCGATACCTGCTTTAGTAAAATCTCCTGCCGCCGACAATCCTTTGTTCAATGCGGCACCAAAGTCTGTACCGGCTTGTGCTACTGCTTTACTAATTTCGGCGGCTTTTGATTCTAATAGTTTAGGACCGTCTTGGAAAATCGTTAGTGCTCCTTGTGCGGCTTTTACTTCTGCTTCTGTAGGTGGCTTTCCTGTTTCTGCAATTTTTTTCTTTGTAAGTATATCTACATTAGACTGTGCCATGGCCAACAACTTAGGAAGTTGCGCCTGCGCCGCTGCCATCTTTGCGGCAATTTCTGCTTTGGCTGCTTCAAGTTGACTACTTGCTCCTGCAGGTAAAC